TAGTATAGATATCAAAATATGTATAGAAGGTGTAGAAAAAGAAGAGTGGTATCAAAAGCTGAAAGAAATACATGCTGATTATCTGCAGGGCTATCTTTTTGGCAGACCATGTGATAAAAATCAGTTTTTAAATCAGTTCATATGTAAAGGTATCAACTAGCAAACTTTCTTAATTTTCATTTCTATTTTGGAAAAGGCTTCTTGAAGGAAAATTCTACCTGTGATAGAATAAAATTAATTATACTTACAGGGAAAGTAAGTACCCGGCTGCAGGACATATCCAGGGAACTGCCAGTATAGTGGCAGGTTTTTACGGTTTGCTACTGCTATTTAGTGAAAAATAAAAAATCATGGAGGATTTTTACAATGGAAGAAGCAAAGCAGAACATCAAACAAAAGAAGGATTCTTACAATCTGAGAATTGTGACGGCTGTACTGGTATTAACAGTGCTGGTTTTAGGGGAATTATATGTGATGATTAACTATCCGTCCAATTATGTGGCATTGATTGTACTTACAGTTGTAGCACTGGCTGATATTTATATTCTGATTGCCAGTGCAATCCAGAAAAATTATAAGAAAGAGATTGACCAGTACGAACAGTATGATAATCTGTTTAAGTCAGAAAAAGCTTCTTATCTTGTAACCCGCAAATCCTTTGAAGATATTGCGGATCAGCTTGATCGTATCGAAGAGGCAGCCGGTTCACCGACAAAGGACATCATAGATGCACAGAAATCCATTGCCAAAGTTACCATAAGCCGTAACAAAGAAAATTCCGATGCATTGATGAATTCCAACGACAAATTATTAGAGCAGATATTTAATCTTTCCGACCGTCTGGATAATCTTGAGAAGAACGTGTTAGAGCAGCAGCGTATCATAGTTGAGAATGCCAATAAAGACCTTCTGCTAAAACAGCAGCAAATGGCAGCTTCCGTGAAAGAAATGGAATTATCCATCCACAATACCATATTAGCTGAAGTTGGAAAAATAAATGGTGCGCCAGCTGTTGCTTATACAGCAGCACCGGTACAGCCATCATCAGCCGCACCAGTTGAGGAAGTAACGCCGGAAGAACCGGAAGCACCAATCAACGAAGTGATGCCGGAAGAACCGGAAGCACCAATCAACGAAGTGATGCCGGAAGAACCAGAAACAGAACCGGAGACAACTGCAGAGGATATGCCGGATTTAGCAGAAGATGATTTATTAAATATAGATGCTTTATTCGGAAATGACGAAGCAGCTGAAACTACAAAAGAAGAAGAAACCGGATCTGCAGAAGAAAACAATGAACCGGAACCAGAAGAACCAGTTGGTTTTGATGATACACTTGGATTTGCAGATGAAGAACCGGAAGAACCTGCATTTACAGAAGAAATGGTAAATACCATTGATGAACCGGTTATGGAAATGAATTCCGACCCGAATCATATGATGACACCGGAAGAGATTGCTGCTTTGATTGCAAATGCTGATACAGCAGCTGAAGAAGAACCAGTTGTAACAGAAGATGCTATTTCAGAAGAATCTGAGCCGATAACGGAAGAGGAACCTGTGTCAGAACCGGCAGCAGAGCCTGTTATCGAGGCAAATTCTGACCCGAATCACATGATGACACCGGAAGAAATTGCGGCATTATTTGCTAATATGTAATTTACAAAATTTTTAAAAA